TCGGTTTCGCCATCATACGAACGGAGGCAGAAGTCCCCACCGGGCTCGCCCTCAAAGCGCTTGGCAATTTTGAGAAGCACAACGTTTCCCTTGTCATCTTCGATTTCGGCATAGTCCAGGGCGCCTTTCAGGAAGTTATCCCTTGCATAATCGTCCGGCGCCGTTTCGGATTTTGCGGCTTCGCTTTTGATGCGGTAATCAATCTGATCGCTCATCCAGCCGCTCCACGAGTTCTCATAGTATCCCATCGAAGTAATCTTGTCAATGCCGTGCTCTTTCTTAAAGGCTGCCAGGCCCTCTTCGCGCAGTTCCGCGACCCCCTCATCACTACCCACGCAATCATAGTAGTCATCGTTCACGAACAGACGCTGTTCGTAGCCCGCCGGGATTTCTTTGAGAACCATATCCCACAGTTCCTGCTCGGGGTCACCGGAAACATCAATTTTTTCGCGTTCCGTTTCTTCGCCGGATTCAGGGCCGGTGCCGCCCGTAATAACGTAGCACTGGATGTAAGGGGCACTTTCTTCTGTTTTGGATTCCTTGGACCGGCAATGCTTGCAAAGGCCGCCGTAGCGGTCATAGTCATATTCGGTCATCACGGCGCCGCACGAATCGCAGCGCTCCATACTTTCTTTCTTGATGAGTTTGATACCCATTGCCTGCTCCTTAATACATATCGTTTTCGGAAAATTCGTTCACCTCGGCTTCCATCGTATTGTAGTTCACCTCGATGTCCACTTGCGCATGATTGCAATACTCACGGAATTTCTCGTAGGACACTTTGCTCTTGCCTGCGCCCTTCCACGCAAAACCGTAGCGGAAATAATAGGTCATTCCGGTGCCCTTGGTGCCTTCCACCACCGCGAGCATTTCTTCCTTGTTCTTGACATTCTTGTTGTTTTTGGAACCGTAGAACGAGTAATAGTAATACTTCGATTCGTAGTCCTTGACCTTCGCGTAGGCCGCCTGAATTGCGGGGATGCGCTCATCAAGATACTTTTGGAATTCTGCGATGCTCCAGTCATCGTGGCGGGTAGCGGTTTCCCCAACAGACCCGTTCTTGTCCGGATTATTGAAGGTCACCGTGCCGAACGTTCCGTTCGGCGTAATGGTTATGAGGTAATACTCGCGCTTGGAGGGCTTGACGTATGCCCACTGCCAATCTCCGGAACCTGCAACGTTCCAATGAATATCACCGATGCCAGCCTTCGCCACATCGTCATACATCTTGTTGATGAAATCAACGCGGTCTTCCATAGAGGCGCTTGAATATGCCGGGGACAGAATTAACTTCTTCACCCTTTCCGGAACTTTGGAGTTGAGTTCCGGAGGCGGAACTTCCGCCTTGCCTTCGGGGGTAAGGCTAAATACATTGGAGGCGCCCTGCTTGCGGCCAAATGCATAACCGCTAGCCACGAGTTCTTTCAAGATCCTTCCAGTCTTGGTCACCGGAAGGCCCGCCTTTTGGCTAATTGCACGGACACGCGCACGGCCAAGTCGGTTGATCGCCTTCATCACATCCATATATTCCGTGTCGGTAAATTCCGGGGCAGGTTCTTCCTGAAGTTTGGCATCGGCTGCTGCTGCCTGCTGGGGGGCGGCGCCTGCTGCAATGATTTCATCCAGCTCGGCATCAAGCGCATCCATATAGGCGTCCTCGTTGGCGCTTTCGGAAGGCTTGCCGTGCTCGAGCACATCATCGAGACTCTTGAATTCGTCCGTGAAGATGTTTTCAATATCATCTTCCGTCCGGAAATCCATCTCGCGTTCAATCGTATGGTTGCCCGCCGGGCTGATCGAATACTGCGCGATCTTCATAACGTTCGGAAGGAGGCGCCAGCCTACATCAATGTCCTTGCCATCCAAGGTCTTGGGGATGACATCAAGAGTAGGCGGTTCCTCTTCGTTGATGCGGGCATCGATTTTGAAATTCTTGACGCCTGCTCCGGACCAAGCGGCGGTCACGGCTGCCTTATAACCATTCATAGCCATACTTTCAAGTTCCTGCTTGTTGAAAAGTTTTTCGCCCTTGCTGTAATGCTTCATGCGTTCGAGGTGCGCTTCCGCGTCATCCTTTTTAGAAAAGGACGCAAGAACTTTGCCGTTTTTATGGTCGCGGATCACCCAAGGTGCATCCTCTCCCCGGCTGTTCTTGTGTCCCTTTTTATATTCAATAGTTTCGTTGGCCCCTTTCGATTCATCCTGATCGGTGGACCACACCACTTCCGAATCAAGCATACGATCGTTCTTGTCATAGAGGATGGCAGTGACGTGCATACCATTGTAAATGCGGCGATAGTCCGGGCGAAGCTCCTTGATGGTATGGATCACGGTTGATTTTTTCGGGGAAGTGATGATATCATCCAGTTCGTCCCCATCCGAATCCAGCCCATACAAGGTGTATAAAATGTATTCGCCTTCGTATTCACGCGGCTTAAAAGACGGTGTGCTAAATTCAATTGCCATAAAAACCTCGAATTAAATATACCATATTTCCCCGCATTGCGCCAACCCTCTATTGCGCCAAAAGCACACAACGGACGTATATTTAGTGTATGGAGACTCCTACTACTGATTATTCAAAACTGTCCACACGCGAGCTCTATGAATTGACCGCGAAGGCCGAAGGATATGAATCTGTCCCCGTGGACATAGATACGTTTTTGAATGACCCCTACTATTTGGGCCAAACCTACGACAACGGAAAAGCCGTTTACGAATACTGGCGCGAAGCCTTGCACCGCATCTATCCCAACCCCCTCTATTCCCCGTATGAAGAAATCTGCGTGACCGGCTGTATTGGCGCGGGAAAGACTAGCTTCGCCATTATGGGCGCAATGTATGACCTCTACCACGTGTGCCTGCTGCGCGAGCCCCAACGCAAATACAAACTCTTGAGGACAACGCGTATCCTCTTCTCGCTGGTCACCGCCACAAAGGACTTGGCGTCCGCTGTTATGGCAAACCAAATGCTTGATGTGATTGCGGCCTCCCCGTTCTTTACTTCAAGGTTTATGCCGAAGAAGGGCGAAAAGCTGGACGAGGATATGTTCCCGCATCACGTCGGCGTAGGCTTCGGTTCCCGCGGCGGCCACAACTTGGGTAAGGCTGTTATCGGCGCCATCATCGATGAAGCAAACTTTCAGGAAGCGGTTGCCAATCAGGCGGTTAAGAACTATGAAACCATCACCCGCCGTATGTCCTCCCGTTTCAAATTGAAGAACGGTTCCCTTCCCTGCCGCCGTTGGCTGGTCTCCTCCCGTAACAGCGACTCCTCATTCCTTGAATCCCATATCGAAGCAGTGAAGAACAATCCAAAGGTGCTTGTGCTGGCGCCTGCCATTTGGGATGTCCAAAAGGAAAAAGGCATTTACAGCGGCAAGACATTCCCGGTCTTTATCGGGACGAATACGCAGCAGCCGATGATATGCACAACGGAAAAGGAAGTGGAAGACCACGCCGGATACATCATTGAGGTCCCGGACATTTACCGTGAGGAATTTGAGGAGAACCTCCCCGGCGCCTTGATGGATCTTGCGGGCGTTGCCAACCGCTCTTCGATGTCCCTTATCTATAACGTCGAAAAGTGGGTCGCCTGCCAGTGCCTCGACAATGCCATCGCGAAGGACGAAATCATTTTGTCCATCGATGGTGCGGATAAGATAATGGACTATATGGTGCGGGAACTTCCCAAATACAACTACTATGTCCATCTTGATGGCGCCTTGAAAGGTGACCGCTTCGGCTTCGCAATGTCCGCTATCGAAAAGCAAATGGCAGTGTCCGGGCGCAACCTGCTGACCGGGGAACAGACATTGCGATTGTCCCCGTCGCTCATTACCCCGATTGCATTTGGCATCAAGGCGCGTCCGGGCTCGGAAGTGCCTTTGTGGAAGGTTCGTCAGTTCCTGCTTGATTTGCGCAACAAGGGCGTTTGCATTATGCAGGTTTCGACCGACGGCTTCCAATCCGCCGACATGCGCCAAATGCTGGAGAAGATGGGCTTCAATGTGAAATACGTGTCCGTCGATACCACAAAGGACCCCTACCTGAAATTCGCTTCCAACATTAACCACGGCTTGATGAAAGTGCCGAAGAGCACGATTCTTGATTTCGAGGTAAGGAATCTTGAAAACCGGGACAAGAAGATTGACCACCCCGACAAGGTGATGGTTAACGGCCGCTACGTCAAAGGCAGCAAGGATATAGCGGACGCGGTTTCCGCCTCCCAGCACGAGGCGCTGCTCGCATCGCTATCGCTTTCGGCTGGAACGCTGGTGGAGCAGCTGGGCGAGACGCAGCATTTGAGTATGCGTGGCAGGCAGGAATATGTCCAGGATATGATCTTCGGTATGGTCCAAGGGAATCCGGACGAGCATATCGCCGGGGGCATGTATTAACTGCGCATAAAGCGCGTTTTAAGGAGAGAAAACATAAAAGGCGGGTAAATACATACCCGCCTTAAAATATCGCCGTAAACGCGCTGTTTATGCGCCGGGGAACGTGGCTACCTTGAGACCGTTTCCGGCGGAATGCCCGCGGATATACGCATCGTTGTCAACCACCTCGCCGTCCTTGATATGGGCGACATATTCATCGCAAATATCGCGGAGGTCCTGCCAAACGTATCCCAAGAATGAATCAAGATCTTCGAGGTCCGAATCATCCATCTCGGTCGGGTCAATCCCGGCGAAGCCAAGCTGCATTTCAGGGATGTCGAATTTGGTTGTTTCGATAGAATCCTCTCCGGATTCACGGGCAGCCATCACCGCAGAATATGCGCCCTTGACCTTTTTAAGGAATTTGGAATACGGAACCGTGCCCGTGGCGCCGTCTTTATCCATCCCGGTAATGAAGTCGGAATCGGCAGCGGTGTCAATGCTGTAATCCACATCCGCATCATCGATGAGTTTGCGATTCGCCTTCGTGTCCGGGCAAATGTAAAGGGCGTGAGTCTTTTTGAAGTCGGGCGGATATACGATGATTTGTTTCGCCCCGGTGGCTTCGTTCTTGACGAGTTTGATCTTTGCCATTATGTCCGCCCTTTGCAAATGTCTACGATTTCTTGTGCCAAGGCATCAGTCAGGTCATCAATCGAATTGATGGGAAAGCTCTTGTCATTGGCGGTTTCCTTCGGGCTAACCGCGTAGATGTAGCCTTCGAACTTGGCATAGCGTTCGGCATTGGTAGAAGCCTCTATGTTGAATTGAACCTGCGTGGAGCGGTCCTCATTCGAGATGCGGTAGCAGAAGCCGCTAGCGCCGTAGGCCGCATAATGGATTTTCGGCATCGTGAAGTAGACGTGCGCGTGGAGGCCTTCCACCCAATTCTTGAACTGTTCCAAGCGGGCGAGCAGGTTGATGAAGTCAAATTTCTTGCTGTCATCAATAACATCCGACACATCGAATTTGTTCAGGTCGGCTTCGTTGGTTTTCTTTACAAGTTTGATTCCCATTTTAAAATCTCCTTTACATCATGTCCGGATCGCGGAGATAGTCCGAAAGAATGCAGTCACGGTCGGATTTCGACTGGAAGGCAAACAAGGTGTCGCTGCCGCCAATCGCAATCAAATACGGGAAGTCGTTGAGTTCCATCACGCGCTGGATGGAGGAGAAACTCTGTGCGTCGCCGTCCCAGCCGTCTTCGCCGTTTTTGTATTGAGCGTGAATATCTTGGACCAGGTCATTAAGACCGGCTTCATTGGTGAACTCCGGGACGTAGACCAGGTCCTTGTTGAAGGTTTTCAGGTCGCGGAGACCTTCGTGCTTCTTCTTGATAAGTTTGATTCCCATAATCAGTTCCTTTGCCTTATTAGGCGTCGAAAAATGCGTTGAGGAGTTTCACGCCTTCTTCCGGGGTCACGGAGCAGGTGATGTAAATGTAATCGCTATCGTGCTTGACGCGGGCAGGCGCGTTCTTGGTAACGGCTTCCACCAGGATGAGAAGATCGTCTTCCGCCTCGCTCTTGCCAAACTTGAATACAAGCACGCCGTTTGCGTAGCGGATGCGCGTCCCATACTGGTCGCGGCATTCAATGCCCTTGCCATCCGGGAGGAGGCGCATACCGGCGGCGCCTTCTTCAATCCACTTGGCGAACAATTCTTCAACCGCGTTCTTTGCCCTTTCGGCCAGCTTGATTTTTACCGGCTGCCTGCTTTCTTCGACATCGCCGTATTCAGCGTGCTTACGCGCATCGCGGCCTTTCAGGACCTCGTAGGCGTAGTAACAGTCCTTGACGCGATAACGCGGCTTGCCATAGGACAAGTAGTCCGTTTCGGATTCATTGCCCCTATCC